AAGAGCAACAATACCATCTGCACTTTCGCACATACGTTCTATTGCTGGCAAAGCTTCTTCTGGAAAAAACTTATTAGCAAAGAGAGATGCAGCTTCTATTCTAGCGTCAGAGTTATCACCCAATCGTGCAGCTTCAGCTTCTATATCATTATCATCACCCATTCCATTCATATACATTTCAATACCTTTTTGAAATTCTTCATGGGTATATCCATTAGAATGACAGTGATCTGCCCAGTCTTTTAGCATATCACTTTCTAAAGCTTCTTCTTCATCAATAAAATCAGGGAGTTCATACTCACCAGCAGATGCTGGTACACCTTCAGATGCCTGTTCATTTAATTCATCCATAAGTCTAGATCGAACATCATCTTCTTTTTCACCAAGTTTTGACTCTAAAGCTTTGTATGCTTTACCTAAATCAGCTGGATCATTAAACTTTTCTGGCAACCATTCTGGTCTTTCAGATGTTTCAGAAGTTACACTATCAACAGTTTTTACTTCTTCAGTTGTTTCTTCTGTAGTTTCAGTTACTTGATTTTCTTCCATTGTTTTTCACCTTATGTGCATGTGTCATACGAGCTTCGATCAAACCAACTAAATATCGTTGACCTTCTATATGACGCAGTTCCTCCGTAGTTACATTTGGGCCATTTACCATTTCAATAGTAATTGATCTTAGATACTGCAAGACTGCTTGTCCTGTCGCAGAGCCAAACAATGAGGCTATATTCTCGCTAATCTGTTGATCTTTTTCTTGTGGACGCTGTATCCCATCAACACCCACATTGATTTTTTTAGTCAAGCATTACTCCATAGGTTGTGGTGCTTGCGCCTGACCTTGCTGCATTTGTTGCATTAATGCAAGAATTTGTTCTCTTTCTTGCTCATCTCTTACTAAATTATCTGGTATTCCAAACTTCTTAGCTAGATATGCAGCTGTTTCTTCCGTATTAATTAATACATTAATAGCATCTGCACCAAATGCTCCATTAGCCAACTCAAGAAAACGTGACACTGAAGTAATATCCTGATTGGCTTGCGCTTGCGCTAACGGTGACACAGATCTTATTTTAACTTCTCTGCCATTAATTGTAGGAACTTCTAATCTGCCTTGCTTCTTTAGAATATGAACAACACGTTGTAATACTGGTTGAACTAATTCTACTTGCAATCTACCAAAAGCAGAACCAATACGTCTTGATAGATCTGCCATACGTTCTGCAATTTCTGTTGCTGATGCTGGTGTTCGATTAGGATCTCCAAGCATATCATTGTATAAAGCACGTTTGATATTGTTACGCATATCACCAAGAACAAGTTGTGCTACATCAAAGCTACCAGCAGCTTGTATTGGCTGTAGTCCAGCTGATCCCATAGCCTTTGGAATTATTGTTCCAGGAACTAGGTTAATTGTGTCAGGATTTATTACCCCATCATCTTCCATTTGATAAATGCCAGAGATAGCCATCTGTGCATTTTCAAGTATCATCTCAACTGTAAGGTTTGTTGTTTTGATTGCGCTAAGTGCATTGAATAGTGGACCTCGCCCATAAACCTCACCAGCGCATTTAGACCAACGAAAACAAATAAAAGGATTTGAGCCAACGCCAGACATTTGTTTTTGCATCATAACAGATTTTGTTGTTAAACATATTGCGTAGTATAAATAAGCTTCTTCATTCTTTTTAGAATAATCTTTACAAACTATTTCTAAGACTGTTGTTGTTTGATCAGAGTTGTCTATTAAGTTTTGTAGTTCTGAATTAAATGTTCCATTTGGATAGAGCATTGGTAACTGATCATATCTTATAAATTTTCTTTCTCTAAAGACATGATCAATCCGATCATCAGGTCCAGTGTCTAGTATGACATGAGGTAATGGTATTGCGGAAAAACGTATAGGATTGATAGCATCGCCTTCTTCGCATACTAAGACACCAGTACCAACTGCTAAGTCCATAAAAGATTCATGGACTTCTTGTGCAAAGTTTGAGTTCTGAAGTATTTCAAAAACATACTCAGTAACTTCTTCAAGATCATTATTAACAGCTTCTCTTTGTTCTTTTGGTGTTTCAGATCCAGCAGTTAAATCTGCCCATCGAGCAAAATTTGGAACAAGTCCAGACTGTAATCTTGAAGCAAACTCTTGAACTCCTACAACAGCAGTCTCATCAAAGATTTTATCATCTCTTCTTTGACCAGAAACTTCATAGTAAAATGATTCGCGTTGCGGCAGCGCAAACTCATAACACTCTTCAAAAACATCAACAAAGTTTGTACGCTTTGCTTTTGCTCTCTCATATCTTTTGAGAAACTCTTTTGCTATAGGATCTGTAATCATTAGCCAAACCTACTGAAATAACCTACGCCACCACCTGATGATGTAAGCAAACTACGTCTTCCTCTTCTGCCAGCCCTTCCTGATCTACTTCTTCTTCTTGCTGCTTTACTAGCAAACAAACCACTAGTTCTTCCTGTGTTCTTAGAAGTCCCAGTATTGTTTAACTCTCCAGCTTGCATATCAAGTTCAGCTTGTCTTGATGCTTTGCCAGCTTCAGCTTCAGCAGTAGCGGCAGCTGTAGCCGCAGCTTCTCTTTCAGCTTCTAATTGTTTTTGACGTTGAGCTTCTTGCTTTGCTAAGGCTTGTTCTTTTGCAGCTTCAGCTGTTTCTCTAGCTTTTTTTTGTTCCTCATCTATTCGAGGATCTCTTTTCTTTCTACCGCACATAGTAAATCTCCTTTATATTTCCCTCAAAGCAGAGAAAAACAGTTTTGGCAACGCACAATTACATTCTTGCCCAAAGCCCCTGTCTTTTTTGTTTGACAGGTTTTTTATTAAATACATCAAAGTTTCTACTTGCTATCACAGGTCTAGCTGGTTTTTGACTATTAAGTAAAGCTCTACCTTCACCAGCACCCAGCATCATGTATTGTAAGGCATCATGAATATGAGAATACATATTCTTATCAGGTTTATCAGCATACCTTTCACCAGATACTTCCATACGTTTATATTGATATCCACCTTCAAATCCTTTGATCAACTGCTGACATCTTCTATCAATAATAAATGCTGGTTTGCCCTCAACCATCTTAGTTAGCTGGGAAGAGACAGCTTCCAACCGAAGGTCTACAGAGTTCGAAGGGGCTGGGAATGCCCTCAAACCAGCACCGCGCAAGATGTGGAAAGGGGTACTTTCATCTGTCTGCGCTCTAAAATCCCCAGCGGGATCGCCGTATATATACACCTCAGATGCTTGAGAAAATCGGGAGGAAATTTCTTCACGCAATACTTCAGCAAACCTAACAATCCCCATATCAAAGGCCACTATCTCCGACTGGACGAGCCAGCGACCCCTGATCTTTTGTCCAAGAGTTGCAGCTGGAGTCAACCCAAAGTCCAAGCCAACATATAGCGGTGCGCCAGCAGCTACCGCTATTTCTTCTTTGGCTATGTGTACTTCTGCAGCGAACATTGGGTATATCGGCTTTCCGTCTTGGATAGTGCCAAGCCTATTCATAACATAGACATCAATCCAGCTTTTTGTTTTACCTCTTATTAAATTGTCATAATAGTTAGCAAGCATATGTTTTTTGTTTTCAGCAGTATTGTTTGGCTTGTAATCTACTACTTCACCATCTTCATCACGTTCTTCGAGCATTGCAGAAGGCTGTGTAAAGAACTGCCAGTTATCAGGTTTTACTAACATCTTAGCTTGTTCTCTTGGAATATGGTCAGGTATTGGAACTTCGCCAGACATAATAGGCCACCAGTGATCTTCTTCTGGCGCATTTGTATCGGCTATTACACCTGTCCAACTTGGTCCACCATCACGCATAGAAGGGTAACGACCAACACGCATAGTACAAGCATCGATGATAGACTTAGGAATTTCTCGTGCCTCGTTTATCCATATGCCTGTTAGTTCTAGTGATAACAGTTTCTTTACATCTTCTGGTCTATCTAATGCTAAGAAGATAACCTCAAGATCTATCTCACCTTTTTTGATGTGATGGGTGTATGGCACTGACCAAGTAAACTTTCCCCAGTCATTTTCTGGGAACCAGTCAAGCCATGTTTTAATAGTTGTAGTTCGTAGTTGTGGGTTTGTGTTTCGTATAATAGCCCATCGTGACTTTCGTTTTCCGTCTGGGGCTTTCTTTTGTTCCAAAGCTCTACGAAATACTTCAACGCAACATCCCACTGATTTGCCAGATCCTACTGGCCCTCGAATGCCACGAAAGAAAGTATTATCTTTCATAAAGCCTTTGAGAGTATTGCCATCTGGTTTGTATTTAAAATCGACCACTAACGCAGCCCCTTGTCAACTCCAGACCTTATCATCTTCTCGACTGCTTCTGGGCCAATGGTTTCTATCACATTGTCTAGCATTTTGTTTGTCACAAAAGACTTACCATGTTTCTTATCAAAGTATTTAAAGTGTACTTTTTTTACAATCCTTCGAAGCATAGTAAGCTCTTCTGCCTTTAAAGTATTTACAAAGCTCACTGTTCGTAAGCCTCGTTAACATCTGGTGTAGAAGGATCGTCTGCTTTTAATCTACCCTTGTCATCTCTAGCACGTTTCTTTTTTGGTGTTGCTTTAGACTTAACAACAAGATCAACCCACTCTAATCTTTTGGATTCAGACGTTCTTGTTTTACCTGAGAATGTAGTTCCAGCAAGTTCATGGGTTTCCCCATCATAAGCTTTGCCAGTGTTTGCTATTATCCAGCCCATAATTATTTTCCTTTTTCTATTCTTCTTAAACCAGACTTAGTTACTGGAGATATTATCTTTGAATCTAAGCCTTTCTTTTTTTGCTGCCTTGCATATTCTTTAGCAGCTATCATACCTTCCTTTGTGTAAGGAAAAGTTTTTCTTCCAACTTTAGGCACTTCTAAACCTTTTTACTTTCCTAGCAATCTTTTTCGGTTGAGCCACAAACTGCTTACCCTTTGCCTTACCCTTTCGTTTAGCTCTGGTTGTAGCTGCATATTCAGCATCACTAAGAGCAGCAATAGCCTTGCTAGGTAAGTACCGTTCACCTGTCTCACTAGACTTTTTGCCAGACTTGGTGCGCCACTTCTGTTTTCCCCAGTTTAATAATGATTGTTGTGACTTCTTCATTTACTTTAACAAAATACTTTTTGTTCCTTTTATGCGTGTTGCACCTTTAAGCTCTTCTGCTCTTTTCAAAAAGGTTTGAAGTTTTTTCTTTTTTCTTTCCAAAGAAGGTTTGCTCTCTTTTCCTTTAAGAAGTCTTAGGCCACGCCTTATGGCTGTTATTGTATCAGGAATAATATCAACTCTTTTTGGTTCTCTATCAGATTTGCCAGCTATAAAATCAGCATTTTTATAATTTGGTATTGTAGATAGTTCTTTGTTTACTTCACGCAAAAGTGTCTTGGCTTTTCTAGCAAATGGTGCAATTTCTTTTCCAATATCTTCAGCCATTATTTATATCCTCCACCACGTTTTTTATATTCCTTGGCAAGTAACTGTGCCTTTCGAGCAGACCACTGACCAGCAGCCGTACCATGTGTAGCCCTTGCTTTGATCCTTTGAAACAAAGACTTTCTCATCTTAGGTTTGGTATAATTACCAGCTGCATTAACTGCCATTAGTCACCAACCTTTTTCTTGGCTAACTTATGAGCCTCACCAAATGTAGAACCTTTTAACATTGCAGTCCTCATTACCTTCATATGCTTAGAAGTATGATGCTCACTATGACGCTTCATAGTTTGCTCCTGACGCTTGGTCAGTTTTAGCAAACTCTTTTTCTTCTTAGCCATCTTAGTAAGAGCTACCAGAAGAACCGCCAGACTTGGCTTTCATTATCTTTCTTTTCAAAGCTGGTGGTAGTGTCTTCTGCTTTTTAGTTAGCATAGATTTCTTTTTCTTAGGCCTTCCAACCTTGTCACCATATGTTCCTTTTCCCATTGGCATTATGCTTTTCCTTTCTTAGCTTTGTTTCTTCGACTTATCGCTCTGGCCTTTGCCTTTGCGTCCGACTTGCTTGATGCTCCCCACGCTTTTAGGCTGAGAAGAAGGCGCGTTGGTTTTCCCTTGCTGTCTCTTTCTGGTCCCTTTGCTCCCCCCATCCTTGCTAGGAAGCTTGCTCTTCGAGGATTGTCTCCGCTTTTCACTGGGGCTTTTAGTGTTCCCCCCTTGTAACTTGCTCGACCCTTTGCGTTTAGACCGCCCTTGGGATTCTTCCCCTCTTTTCTCTGCCACGCTGGAGTTTTCGCCATGCCACAATCTCTTTAACCAATTAAACATAAATTCACCCTTACACTAAAAAAATATTATTTCAAACGCACAAAATACTTTGTGGGAAAAAAATGCTGGGGGAAGAGAAGTAACAGTAACAAGTGTGTAAGTTTTAACCCCCGTACCTTTGCTAGAGTACATGTGCAAACCTATGAGGGGGTCTACCCTAGATCTATGCTCACACGGATGTCACCAGCCAACTGTACCTGAGATCGATCTATCGGTTTGAATCCCGCTCGATCGAGTATGTCCTTGCTCGCCTCGAGCTGCACATACTCACTCTTCGCTCCTGTTGCGAGCTTCATTACCCTACTAGCAGCAATCGTAGCATTCATACCTAACTGTTCTGTCACACATTGCATCATGTACTGTTGCACATGAGGTTGCTTTAGAGCCTTGCTAGCAGTCACTCTACCTGAGTCACCATCAGCATACCCAGCTTCTTTAGCGGCCTGAGTGATAGAGCAACCTTTTGATACGAGTGTATCAACCAAAGCCAGCTGTTTTGGTGTCAGTTTCTTAGTATTGAGAATGTTATTCATGTTGTGCCTCTGTAAGCCCCCCTCTCCCTCTCTCCCCCCATTTGGACACCAGAATAGCTATTGCTGTCAAGCAATTACCCTACGTCACTTGTGCCTAGTTATGGGTCTACATACTACATCTGGTATTGACAGGGCGTTCCCCCCGAAGGTGGGGGTCGGGCTGTCGTGAACCAGTACCGAAGAGGTACTGGCCGTAAACGGCTTCCATCCCTAACGCGGCACATGCGGTGCGGACGCACCTTGTTGGGGGATTGATCGTGCAAATCCCCCAAACCCCAAAGGCGTTTTGAATAGTGTATATAAAATATACAAGTGTAGATGAGAGGTTTGGTTGGGTCGTAGACACAGCCAAAGAGAACATCGATTCATGCCCCATCCCGATTGAGGATGCAATGACGGAAAACGGTTTTCATACATTACTCTGCCACATGCTATTCGCGCAAGGGCGCGGCATGTGGTACTTGAATGAAGCTTCCGTTTTCCTATGCATCCTCCCTCTGGCTGTTGCCTAAATCGCCTTATCACTTTGGCTGTTACGCCCCAAACAAACTGTTGGGGTAGCGAGAGTGAAGCAACTAATATGACATAAACGTATAGGAGATTTATAATGTCAAATGTAGCAACATTTAAAGATGAACAAAACGTACAACTAACACCAAGCGAGCAGGCGCTCGATCATGCGTTGAATGGCAATGCTCTAGACGCTGATACACTGGCGGCAAGTATGGCAAGCTTGCTTTACAATCATTCAACATATGGTCGAGCGACTAGCGGTTACAATACAATGTGGAGCGAGCAAGGCGAGATGTTGAGGAGCGTAGCGAACGCGGCATATCGCAAGCTTAACACTAAGCGAACATATGCCAACAAGGATGGTGAAGTTATCCAACTTGGATCAAGAGCATTATATGAAGCGGCAAAGAAGGCAACTGACATTGCTGAAGGAGAGAACAAGCATGATGAAATCAGCACTCAGGCTCTTGATCATGCCAAATCTAAAGAGCAAGAACGACGGCTTGCAGTCGCAAGATTG